GTGGCACAGTACGTGGAGGTAGTGGCATATCGCCCCGAGTGGAGGGCGGTCTATGAGAAAGAACGGGAGAGGATCGCAGCGATTCTGGGCCGGAATCTGCTGGAGATCCATATATTTGAGAGGGGGAACCGGCGGGACATTATCCGGCACTTGGCGGTCCGGGATTATCTGTGGGCCCACAGCGGCGAACAGGAGGCCTATGGTGCGCTGGAGCAGCGCGCGCTGGACTGGTATCATGCATGCCAGGCCGTATAGCACCGGAAAGAAACACGGGCGGCC